CCGCATTGAAGCGGATATGGCTGATCTCAAGCGTGATCTTGCCAAGGTTTCTCAAACTACTGAGCGACATACAGACCGTATGGCTGATGCTTTCCGAAAGGTAGGGCGAGCCATTGCGGTTATCGGCGGCACTGCAATCTTTGGTTCTTTCATTAAAAGCGCCATTGATACGGGCGCTGAAATAGAGGGTTTAAGAGTTAAACTTGATGCTTTGCTTGGCAGCGCGGAACAGGGTGCCAAAGCGTTTGACATTATGGCTGAGTTTGCTGGTCGTGTTCCGTTTTCTTTGGATCAAATCCAAAAAGGTGCTGGCTCTCTTGCGGCTGCTTCTGACAATGCAGATGAGCTTGGGGAACTATTACAGATAACAGGTAATATTGCAGCACAATTTGGCATCCCATTTGAGATGGCATCAGAAAATGTACAACGGGCGCTATCTGCGGGTATTGGCTCTGCGGACTTATTTAAACAGGCTGGTGTTTCTGCTTTTGCAGGATTTGAAGCTGGCGTAAGTTATAGTGCGTCTGAGACGGCGGCTATTTTGATCAAGCACTTTGGAACAGGCGGCACATCAGATGGCGCTATGGACGCATTTGCAAAAACAACCGCTGGTACTGTTTCTATGTTCGGTGACGCAATGCACAAATTTAGGGGTGCAATTGCTGAAAGTGGATTGAACGAAGGGTTCAGAGAATTAGTAGCACAATTAACAGATGTTACAAATAGCAGCATGGGGCTTGCAGACATCATAGGTAATTTCTTGGGTGCTGCATTCTCAAATCTTGCAAAAACAATTGATTTTGTAAGACAAAGCTTTGCTATACTTGCTAATCCAATGCGAAGTGTAATTGAACTAGGCAAAGAAATTTATACTCAGCTTAGTGAAGCTTTTGGCCCATACATTGCCATTATCATAGAATATGTTCAAAAAGCCATTGATGTTGTGCGCGAAAACATGACGCTTTTGATTGTTGCAACGGGCGCATACATTTCTCTTAACGTAGCAAAGTCTTTTTGGACCTCTGCGCAAGAAGCATTCAAATTTGCAAGGGCGACTTTGGCGTCTGGTAAAGCTTTTGCATTTATGAATAGAGTGATTAAAAGATCACCAATTTTTCTTATTGCTGGCGCACTTGGATATGCTGCGCAACAATTTGGTATGTTTGAGGATATTGCTGATAAGCTTGAGATGACCTTTGATGATATATTGCCTGACAATATTAAACAAATGCTCTCTGCAATTTCAGAGGATTTTACAGAAGCGGCTTCTGATATTGACGAAGCGCGTAGGTTAATTTTTGGAGATGCTGCGGGTCAAGCTTTTGAGCCAGAAACTTTTGCCCCTGCGGGGGAAGCCGCGAGAGCGATAGAAAACATTCAAGCAGCACTCGCTGCGGCGGGTGGTGGAAAGGGTAAAAAAGGCTTAACAGATTTACAGAAGGCTATTAATTCTAATATAAGCCCTATTCATGCAGTAAGAAAAGAATTTAATTTATTAAATGCCGCTATGGAAACGATGGGGGACAAAGCTGGTCCAAAGCTTAAAGAGGCATTTACAAATGTCAAAGATGAGTTGGCTAGATTGCAATTAGAAATGCTAGAAAAAACATACCCAGCTTTGACGTCTATTAGGGATGGCTTTAACGCAATGGCAGATAGCCTAACAGATGCTTTGGTCGATGCTGTAGAAAAGGGCAAACTAAACTTAGAAAGCCTAAGAGATACATTCAGAGATATTCTAAGACAAATGATCGCAGATGCTATTAAGGCACAGATTATACGACCTATGATCAGTGGTATGTTCAGCGCGGTAGGCGGTGCAATTGGGGGTGATGCTGGAACATTCATTTCCTCAATAGGGCAAACCAAAGCTACAGGCGGTCCAGTAATGCGAGGAGCGCCCGTTCTGGTAGGGGAGCGCGGTCCAGAATTGTTTGTGCCTCAAGGCGCTGGTTCTATTGTCAATGCGGCAACCACAAGGGGCATGGGCGGCGGTGTTACTGTCAATCAAACCTTTGCATTCTCAGCAAATGGCGATGAGAGCGTCAAGAAAATCATCCACCAAGCTGCACCACAAATTGCAAAAATGACTGAGCAAGGTATAATGGGCAGTAGGCGGCGCGGCGGTCAAATGAAAGCGGTCTTTGGTTAATGGCTATTACATACCCCATAACATTGCCCTCAACAGGCATCTCTGCGATTGAGTGGCGATCAATCAATGCTGTAATCAATTCTCAGTCTCCATATACGTTTAAACAGCAAATTGTTGTTCTTGGCGGTCAGAGATGGGAAGCAACCGTGACCCTTCCCCCTCAAAAGAGAGCAACAGCGGCGGCATGGGCTGCGGCTCTTACAAGCTTAAAAGGCGTTGAGGGCAGTATGCTTTTCGGTCATCCTGATCACGCTACCCCCAGAGGAACATTGAGATCGACCAATGCTGGGAATGCGGCAAGCATAACTGGAACCCAAGGCGATAGTTCGGTCACCATTACAATGCAGACAGGTGATCAGGATAAAACACTGTTAGCGGGTGACTTTATCCAGTTAGGGTCAAGTAGTTCTGCGGAACTTTATCAAGTGCTTGCAGATAAAACTGGCAATGGCACATTGGAAATTTATCCAAATCTGCGTCAAACATATTCCTCTGAAACACTGGGAACAAACAACCCGCAAGGGGTTTTTCGTTTATCTACAAATACCGTTTCATGGAACATAGATAATATCGCTAGATATGGAATTTCATTTGATATTGTTGAAGTGTTATAGGGGTTGATCGGTGTCTAGGGATTTATCAAGCGGCGTATCATCTACCTTAAACGACGATGTTATATATCCATTTTTTGCTGTTGAGTTAAACTTTGATAGCGGTACTTTTACGGCTGCGGATGGAACAACCCAAGATCGCGTTCTGAGGCTTTGGACGGGCTTGGGAACTCTGACATATGATGGCAACCAATATTTTGGAACTGGTAATATGCTAGACATTTCCAGCATCGAAGAAAGCACAGAGATTGCCGCTAAAGGGGCAACTATAACTCTGAGCGGTGTGCCTAGCCAAGTTGTATCTTTGGCTCTCTCTGAGCAATATCAGGGACGTGAATGCACAATCTATTTTGGTATGACGTCCTCTCAATCAAGTCTGACAGAAGTGTTTACGGGATATATGGATCAGATGAGTATTGATGAGGGTCCAGAGAGTTCTACGGTTCAATTGACTGTAGAGAATAAATTGATTGACTTGGAGCGTCCACGGGTCGGAAGGTTTACTTCCGAATATCAAAAATCTATTTACTCCGAAGATAAGGGTTTTGATTTTGTCGAAAGTCTTCAAGAGCAAAAACTGACTTGGGGAAGGGCTGGTGTCTAGTTATCAGCAAGAGTTTCTTGCAAGCGTATATATCGAAATACAAGAACTGATCAAAGAGCATTGGCAAGAGATTGCGGTCAATAAGTCCAAGATAAAACTCAATCCTGATTGGGACGCTTATGAGGAACTTGAGAAAAATAATCGCCTCAAGATATTTACAGCGCGAGAAGATGGAAAGTTGGTTGGATATTTCGTTGTTATAACGGGCGTCAACATTCATTACAAAGACCATATGTTTGCACAGAATGATGTTCTTTATCTTTCAAAGGAACATCGAAAGGGATTTACGGGGATCAAGCTTATTAAGTTTGCAGAGCGGTGTTTGAAGGAAGATGGGATTTCCGTTCTTAACATAAACACCAAGGCTCATAAGCCCTTTGACAAACTGTTGGATTATATGCGCTATAATATGGTAGAACGGGTCTATCAGAAATATATAGGTGACTGATGGCGATTTCGGCTGGCATGGCTTTGGTATCAACCCTTTCCACAGGCGCAATGGTTGGAATGGGGGTGACAGGTGCGACCCTTATGGGCGGCTCTATGATGTCGCACTTCCTGATTTCTACAGCTATGGGCGCGGCCCTCAATGCGCTTACTCCAAAGCCTTCAATTCCAGATATACCCCAAAACCAAGCGAATAGCGGCTATCAAGTATCATCAAGGGCGGCGGCTGCAAACCATCAAATCATCTATGGGAAAACCAAAGTAGGCGGTGCAATCGTTTATGATGATGTGTCTGGTGTAAACAATAAGGTTTTGCATAGGGTCATTGCCTTTACTGGACATGAGATTGAGGAATTTACAACTTTCTATTTCAACAATGAAGCTTTGACCCTTACCACAGGCACAGACAGTCACAGCGATACTTATTATTATCCTACGGTAGCAACCAGCCCATCTGGTGCTACCCATGACAGATATAACGATTATGTTCGTATATACTTCAGAAAAGGCGGCACAGAGAATGACACAGCGATTGCGAACCTTATCGCAGAGGGTAGCGGATGGACGTCTGATCATAAGCTAAGAGGTGTTGCTTATGCTTATGTAAGAATGGCGTTTGATGCTGATGCGTTCCCAAATGGTGTTCCTGAGATGTCCTGTCTTATAAAGGGCAAGAAGGTTTATGATCCGCGAACCAGCACAACGGCTTGGTCAGATAACCCCGCTCTGTGCATAAGGGATTATTTAACAAGCACAACTTATGGCCTTGGGGAAGCGGCGGCTTCAATTGATGATGATAAGGTAGAGATTGCGGCTGATGTTTGCCAATATGCGGATTACGATGTTAATGATGCGGACCCGCCATCGACCAAAACAGGGGGCAACCGATTTACTTTAAATGGTGCCTTTACAACAGCCGTAACCCCGCATGATCATCTTATGGATTTGCTGACTGCGATGGGCGGTGTGCTTTGGTATGGTCAAGGCAAATGGCGAATGAAGGCTGGTCATTATGTCAATCCAACAATTAGCCTTACCACAGATGATCTTCGTTCCAATGTGCAAGTATCTACAAGGCATAGTCGGAGAGATAATTTCAATACAATCAAGGGCGTGTTTCGCGGTCCCGCTACAAACTATCAGCCTACAGACTATGCAGAAGTAACAAACCAAGCGTTCATTGACGCTGATGGCGGTCAAAAAAGCGTTTACAATCTCAGCCTTCCATTTACTGATGATTTCCAAATAGCGCGTCATTTGGCTTTGATAACCTTAGAGCGCAATCGTCAACAGCTAACGGTAAAAGCGACCTTCGGCATGAAGGCATTTGAGCTTCAAGTTGGCGATGTTGTGAATTTGACAATCGACAGGTTCGGGTTCTCCTCAAAGACATTTGAGGTTATTCAATGGACCTTTGGGCTTTCTGGCGCTGAATTGGGCGTAAGTTTGGTTTTGCGGGAAATCAGCGCAAGTGTTTTTGATACTATTTCTGATGGGCAGGTTTATGAAAGGGACAACACAAACCTTCTAAGCCCATTTGAAGTTCCCGCTGTAGCTATTGCAACATCAAATCAATATGGTGGCGTGTTTAAAGTTGTCAGTGAAAAGCTTCTTAGGGAATTGCAGCTAGACGTAACAACTCAAGATGCTTCAAGAATTGATCGCGTTGAGGTTCAGTATAGACCAGCAAGCACTGGCGATTATTTAAATATTGGAACGGGCGGTCTTGGGCGGTATAGCGTTTTGGATTTAGACGAAGGAAACTATGACGCAAGAGTAAGGGGCATAAACACATTCGGAGTAAAGGGCGAATATAGCTATCTTTTGAACTTCTTGCTTGCTCCATTTGACAGTCCACCAAGCGATGTATCAAGTTCCAGCTTTGTTTTCGAAGTATCGCAAGGCACAATATTCTTGCAATGGGCTGCTATCTCTGACCTTGATCTCTCTTATTATCTAATAAGATACTCCTCAGACCTCACTACAGCTTCACTGAGCGCGGCAAATACATTATGGGGCGGTAACTCAAATGTTCTTGTTGAGCGTGTAGGACGCCCCGCTACGAACATCTCTTTACCCGCTAGATCAGGGACATATCTTATCAAGGCATATGATAAAGCTGGCAACCCAAGTGATAATGTTGGGTATGTGCTTGTCCCTGCGGCTGCTCTTCCAGTTCTTGGAAACAACATTACTCAGACTGAGCATTCTACATTCGGCGGCAATACGGGGCTTACAAACTCAAATATTCAAGTTGATACTGTTCCAAGTCCAAATGAATTGAGAATTGATGATACGTCTGCATCAACACCTTCTGGGACGTATTATTTTGGTGGAGCATTGTCAGGGGCGCAAACTGCATCCAGTGCAGATTACATTGATGTTGGTACTGTTCGCACGGTCACAACTAGCGGATCAGTAACATTTGCGCGATACATAGATTATTCTTCTGTGTTTGATAATATCCCGCAAACTTGGGACACTTGGCCTGATACATTCGACGATTGGACAAATGAAGATGCTGGGTTTGGGGATTTCTCTACAGCTATACAAGTAAGGGCTACAAGCGATGATCCAGCTTCATCGCCTACTTGGGGGGAATGGGCTGATGCTCTTGGACAACAGGTTGTTGGACGTGGCTTTCAGTTTAGAGTAAACTTGGACGCAACAAATACTGAAGTGTCACCCAAAATAACTGAACTCACAGGAACAATAGGTTACTAGATGTCACAAAACAGCTTAACTATAGGCAACGTATCAGCGAGTGCAGCAAGAACAGCAATTAACAACGCGCTGGATACGTTGAACACACTACACTCTGGGGCAAATGCCCCCTCAAGCCCATCCGCTTACATGCTTTGGTTCGAAACAGACACCAATCTTTTGAAGATTTATGACGGGACCGATTGGATAACGATTGGAGAATTGGATACCACGAACAACACTTTTCATCCAATTATCGGTCTTTGGAAGTTGGAAAGATCAGGGAATGATTTGCTCTTTGAATATAACGGAACTGGTGTGATGAAGCTAACATCCACAGGTTCGTTGACTTGTGTGGGCGATATTACAGCATATGGAACAGTCTAATGGCAATTGCTTCGACAGGCTCTATTTCAATGTCTACAATCCAGACTGAGTTTGGCGGTTCCAATCCTATTTCAATGTCTGAATACTATCGAAGCAACACATATGAAAATAATGTAAGTGGTAACAATACTGGGGTTCCTCAATCTGGTGAAATTAAGTTAAGTCAATTTAGAGGAACAGTTCTAGCAAGATACATTTCTTATAAGCTTTTGGGCGGTGGTGGCGGTGGCGGTTACGGGGTTGAGAATGGTGGTGGTTCTGGAAGGGCGGGATCAGGTGGTACAAGTTCTATGAATTTTGGTGGAACCAATATTTCAGCATCGGGGGGCTTGGGCGGCGGTAATGGCGACACTTATTACACCTCTGACTTTACAAAGGGGCAAGACGCTTCAACTGCACAAGGGTATTCAGAGAACTTTGGGTATTCTGGTGGATACACAGCTTACAATCAGAATGCTGCGGCTGGAACTGGTTATGCGGCTGGCGGCTCTGGCGGTGGTGGAGATCAACCCGCAGACTATGATGAAAGTGGAAGCCGTGGCTCTGGTGGAAATGCTGGTCAAGAAAAAGGCGGCGCGGGTTATGTTAATGTGGGGTCATCAATAAGTTATACTATAGGTTCTGGGGGCGCTGGGGGGCAATCATTCCATGATGGGGCATCTGGGCGCGGTGGATTTTTAAGATTGGTTTCTAATGGGTCAACAGTTGTATCAACTGGCTCAAGTGGTAGCTATACGGTGGTCTGATGAGTTGGGTAATCAAATTCGCAAAGCATTCTGAGGCGCTTAATGAGATGTCATTTACGCTTTGGCCTTTCATTACGGAAATAGCTTTCTGCGATAGGCAGGGCGATTTCTCAACCTCTGTTTGTTTTAATGATATTGCGGCATTGAGAGATTATGTAGGCGATATACCTCCAGAAGTTCTGTCTGCATCTACAACACGCTATGGCTTTAATTTGGAGAGTTTGCGGTCTGGCAATCAGAGGTTTTATGTCAATGGTCAAGCGGATGGAGAGACAGTCAGGGCTTATCACTACAACGCTCAAAACCAATTAACGCATTGGAAAAGTTATAAAAAAAGTTCAGGTAATTATCCTATATTGATTGATCGGTATAATGCTTCTGGGGAGATCATTAGCGCAGATGAGCCAGAAGAAAGCGGGGATAGTTCTTTTTGGACAGGCTCAAGTGAGATTATAGATACCGCTTCGGGTCATGACGTGATATATCTTAGGAAAGTGAACGCAAATCAAAGTTACATGAGAGTTATGAAATGAATATGTATTTCGGAGTTGATCTAGTCTTAGGTGTTTTGATTGCTTCAACTGGTTGGTGGGCTAAAACGCAACACGCCAAATTGGACAAACTCTCCGAAAGTTTATCTACAACACGCGAAATAATGGCGCGTGATTATACATCTGTAAACCGTTCACAGTCTGACATGGATAAAGTTATTGCTCGCCTTGATCGGCTGGAAGGCAAGCTAGACAGGCTGATTGAGCGTTAAGTGTGCGCTTTGGTCGCAATTTTCTGGGGCCAATCTTTCTCACTGGGGTTATATCAGGTTTGTGTGTACGACTGCGGGTATGACAGACCCTCATATTTGTGGTATGATAAGAGCTATGTAGTACCCCCCAGCTACTTCTGCCCTGTGAGGATTTACGATACATGATTGATCCTGTTACTGCAATCGCGGGAGCTACAGCCGCTTTTAATTTTTTGAAAAAAGGCGTGCAGGTTGGGCGTGATCTCCAAGACATGGGGCAACAGCTTCAACAGTGGGCTGGTTGCATGGCTGAACTGGATCAGGCTGAAAAGATGACGGTGAAGCCACCTTGGTACAAGGCTCTTGGTGGTGGTACTCAGGCGCAAGCGATGGAAGTATTCCTTGCGAGGAAGAAAGCGCAACAGATGCGCGATGAGCTACGCGAGATCATTAGTCACCCCGCAATACTTGGTCCTTCGCATTGGCAAGAGTTCCTAAGAATAGAGGCTGAGATTAGAAAACAAAAAAAAGAACATGAGTTTAGGCGCATGGAAATAAAGCAAACTATTCTTGAGTGGTGCGCTGGCATTGCCTTGTTCTTAGTTTTACTTTCTGGTCTTGTTGGTTTTGTTTGGTTGGCTAATGCTTGATCCTGTAGGAAATTTACCGTTTGCCGTGAGCGTTGAGAGAAGCCGTGAGAGCATCGAAAACCATCAGGCGCAGCAACAGGTGCAGAAAGAACATAATCGTGCTCACAAGCTCTCTAAGGCGCTTGAGAGACAGCAACTTGATTTAATGCTCAGTTATGATAGGTTTGGGGCGCGTAATACTCAATTGCAACCTCAAGGACAGATCATAGATATGGAGGTCTGAAATGGTTCAAATCACAGCTAAGTATATTGACAGCCTCAAGATACTGCCACGCCTGATGATGCTGGCGGTAACGATACTTACCTATCAAGCGGTTCACTGGTTTATGAGTTTGCCTGATCCTTCTGTTGCTCAAAGCGGTTTAGTTTCTGTGTGCATGGGCGCATTGACAGGTTGCTTCGGCATCTGGATGGGCAAAGAAAGCAAGACTACGGTTACTGAAGGTTCGGTAATCAAAGAAGAAAAGTATGGTAAGCCTTGAGGATTTCATGGTGTTCCTGATGGTAAGGGCGCTTGAGTTTCTCCTTAACACAAAGATGGCCCTCTACGGGACGGTGATGGTATGATTACACTTCTTGGAAGTCTGTTGGGCTTTGGCACGTCATTTCTGCCAGAGGTATTGAATTACTTCAAAGCAGGTCAAGAGCATAAGCACAATCTTGAGCGTATGCAGCTTGAAATGGACATGATGACGAAGCGAAATGAGTTACAGCTCAACATCATGGATAAGCAAGCGGAAATCAAAGAAACAGAAGGTTTGTACAAGCATGACAGTATTGACGCTGGTTGGTTCATTAATGGACTTAGAGGGTCTGTCCGTCCTGTCATCACTTATGTTTTTTTTGGTCTTTTCGTTGCCATTAAGGTGACGGCTTTGATTGCTCTCATGGATGCGGGTAACGACTTGGGCCGCTCTCTTTCGCTTATCTGGGACGATGCTACATCTGGATTGTTTGCTGCTATAATCAGTTTCTGGTTTGGGGGTAGGGCTGTAGGCAAATACATGAAAGCGAAGCCCTGATGGAGATGTGGCAGTGGATACTGCTCTTTACAGCTGTAAGCCTTAACACGCTGGTCAATTGCTGGCGCTTATATTTGGAGAAAAAACGATGCCATTCAAGCTAAGTAGACGGAGCCTTGATAAGTTAGAGGGCGTTGACGAAAGGCTGCAAGCCGTAGCTAAACAAGCCATTACTCTTTCGAAAATCGACTTTGGTGTTATTCAAGGCATGAGAACCATCGAACAGCAAAAAGAACTTGTAGCAAAGGGCGCAAGTAAAACGATGAAGTCTTTGCACTTAGAGGGCAAAGCAATCGACGTCATGGCTTACATCAATGGTCGCGCAAGCTGGGAACTAAATCTGTATGATGATCTTGCGGATGCAATCAAAGAGGCAGCGATTATTGTTGGGGTGCCTATCAGATGGGGCGCGGCTTGGCACATAGACGATATTAGGAAGTGGGATGGCACAATGGAAGATGCTATGAATGCGTATGTAGACCTCCGTAGATCGCAAGGTAAACGTCCATTTATAGATGGACCGCATTTCGAAATAAGAGAGTAGTTGCATTCAAAAAAAATCTGTGTTTTTATAGTTTTGGGAAACAGGGGAAAATCAGAACAGATTGTGTTTTTCTATGGATACTACTGTATTTTGTGGTGAAATCCTGTATTCATGCCCTGTTTCTCACGAAATTTCTGCATAGATAATACAATGGGCTTTTCCCTCATTTAGTGTGGGGGATTTAGGTATCTGTTTTATAAGACTTATTTGCCTGTGAGGGTCTAGACTGTCTTTTACTTTGTCATTCCAAAAAAGATGAGATTGTTCAATAAGAACATTATGGTTCAGCCTATAGTCCTTTATTTGAAAGCCTATAGATGAAAGTGTTTTTTCCCAGTTATCTTTTGACCGAAAAGACATTTCCCATCTACTAGAGTAATAGTAATCTGCGCCAAAATAACAGTAGTCTTTAATTAGAATTTTATCAGTATAGTTCGAAATGTTCGCAAGAGCTTTCGGCCCATCCATGTGGCACAAGCTGTCAAAGAATACTGCAATATCAAATCTGTCATTTGAGAAATAGTTTTCTGCTTTTGTTAAGTAGCAGGTTAATAGTGGCGATACGGCTTTGTATTGCGATTTTGAATTTGTAATACAAGTAATTCGGCACTCTGGTTTGTGCTTGGAAATGTAACGCGCTGGACCTCCATATCCACAGCCAACATCCAGTATTGATTTGACGCCATTTAGATAAGGAAGTGCATTATGAGTATAGTTCTCAAATAGATTTAGATGCGGACCTTTCTCCATATAATGATAGTTAAGGTCATCATCTAAATAAGCTTTTAGATTTAAATCGTATAGATCAGTTATATTTTTTTCCCCTCTACGCGCAAACTTCGCACAAATTTTTCTAGCTCTTTTCTTGCTCTCCACAGGTCTTGTTGAACATTAGGGTGTTTTGTACCTGTGCGAAGGTAAGCGTCTAGACATCGTTCTTCCTCTCGCTTTAGATGACGTAAAAGTGCGTGATCCGCTGGTGTGAGTTCTAGCATTTTCTACCTCTCTGCGCATATAGCATTCGGCACACAGTGTGTCATAGTCTGATTTTACCAGAGCATCCCTATCGCAGTACACACATTTCTCAGTCATTATTCTTCTCCCTTGTTTAAGTGTTTTCTATATTTTTTTTCAAAGCCCCCCATGTCCGCGCAACATTCATCAAGATTTGATAAAAGTGTTGCATAATCTTTATCTCCTAACGCCTCTTTCATGCGTAGATGATTTTCTTTCATCGTTTTTCTAACCCCTTTTGCTAATTCAATCATTTTGAAAAGTGCCTCAACGTCACCGCCAGAATGAATATTTGTCGGCCTGTCTTTTTTTCTGAGATTTTGATTAAAGTCTAGGTAAGTTTTAAAGAATTTAGAAAGCGCTTGGCGCATTTCCATTTGATCTTTCATTGGCATGTTTTTGAAAATGGTATCTTGGTTGCAAACTGCAAAGCCATAAATCGCATTTAATAAGCCAAGATGTTTGCTCTTTATTGTTACAGAAAAAACTTTTTTAGTCATGACAAAGCTCCGTAATTACAAAACTCCATTTTAGTGCGTTCCAAGTTCTACATTCATCTAGTGCCAGTTTAAAAGCTTCTGCTTCTTTTTGTGTTCTAAAAGAATATTTTTTTAATGTTTGATACTCACCCTCTGCTCCCCAAAGGAGCGTTACAATGTTTTGAGGGTGCCCTGCTTTGAGGTGCTTTGAAATATCTTTCTTTCTTATTGTTGTAATTGTTTTTGATGCCAGTTTCATCGTTTTTTCGTTTGATTTTTTTGAAACGCATTTACTGTTCCAAAAAGGTGGATTGTCGTTATATTTTATTTTCATGGTCTTGCCCTTGGTCTAAGTACGGATGACACAACGTCTGTTTCTACGCAGGTCATAAAAATGTCATTGCCGTACAGCTTTACGATATGATCGTAGATCGGGTCAGCCAACCCCTGATCCATTACTTGTTGACAATGGCTTTCCGAGGCGTAGACGATGGATGCAAGCGGCGCTGCATTGAATGACGCCATTTCGTAGTCGATCATCAGGACAGTAAAGAACTCAATCATAGCCACCACCCCGCGCTAATACCTGTTACGAATATTGCTGCAAGTACTATGGTCAATCCGAAGATGATCCAATCTTGTTTATCAATGTTCATAGCTCTGTCCTTTGCCCTTGTTTTTTTACCTTCCAATCAATCCCATATCTTTGTGCATAGTTATTGATCAGTGTGAGTGAGCGGCCTAGTATTCTAGCCGCTTCTGTTTGAGTGTAACCGCTCTCTGAAAGAGAGAGCAAAAGTTCTTTCTTTTCTCTCTTGTGACGAGCGGAAATTTCATCCCAAGTTTCAATGTATCTGTGAAGGTTTTCCACGTCATTCTCCCTAAAAGTTATAGTCATAAAAGCGGCGTGGCTTTTCGCTTAATCGGTATTTTGACCCATAGCGGTCTCGCCAAACCCCATCTTTATGTAATCGAATGCGAAGTGTGCGAAGGTTGTCATCGTTAGTAATTATCCATCGCTGTTCCGCGCTGTTTGCGCAGTGTCCAGCAAAGCCGCCCTGTTCCCATTTTGGGGTCCATGTAGGGTCTTGTTCAGCGTTCATTTCCCGTATTTCTAAGGTTTTCTCGCTTATCTTTTTGACAACCTCATATGGATGAATGTCGCTATATCCGTGATAATTTGCGTATTGCATTTTTACTATCCTCATTCGTAGAAGGCGAGGTCAAAGCCCCAATATGTTTCGCAGTGACCCCAAGGCCCATTTGCGAAAACTGCGATTGCCCAATCATGTGGACCGCTTTCCCAGCAAACGTGCCAAGCCTTCCCAACATATCCATGCTGTTGACTTTCTTCTGGTGATTTAATCCAGACCTCATAATGAGGGTTCATGCCAGAGGCTCTACAAGCTTCGCAGAGTGCCTTATAAAGTGCTTTGGCTGCTGATGCCTTGGTTTTGTATTTTGATGGCTCCCAGCGCAGGTTTAGGCGCTCTCCGGCCCATGTTTCGATAAGCATTAGTCCCATTCCTTCCTGTCGATTTGATTGTCATAACCCTCGTAATAGTCAGCGATTTGCTCTGGGGTCATATCTTCCTCAAGAACTGGGTATCCCTTGTAAGTGCCTTGAGGCCAGTAATGTGGCTTTGCTGGACGCCAGTAATAAGCATCCGCTGATCCGCGATCCATTGGTGATCCGTGTTTGGGAAAGCTATTCATATTTGGTTCTCCTTATTGCCGATAAGAACACAATATTTTATTTTTGTGGATATGTCAACACCTTTTGTGAAATTATTTCACTTTTTTGTGCATCAATCCATATTCTGTATTACAAGCCGAATATGCGTTTCATTGTTTTTGTAATGAAATACCCTTCATGTTGCGGGTGTCGCGCCATAAATAAACGGGCGTACAGCGCAATAAAGTCATTGGAAACTTTATAAACTTCGTCATGCGTCATTGCAGTTTCCCATCTGACCCTGTTAGCGACCATCCAAGCGGAGCCGCGCTTAGGTCGACGCTGTATCATTTGTAAGCTGAACTGCTCAAAGAACTGAAAGGTCGCTGGATTGGTGCGCATGTGATATAAGAACTCAGTAGCAAGACATCCCTTTTCATTTGTCTTAACGCTATCAAGATAGTTAAAGAACTCATTCTCATTCATAGTCTGGTTTCCTTTTTTTGATTACATCCATATTGTGCATGTGCCGCGACCATAAAAGTATTCATCTGGCATATCTGCGACAGTGTAGACAACTCTGTATCTTTGACCGATGTTGTCTTTGATTTGATCTTCGCTGGTAAGCTGTTCTTCCTCTGGTCGATTGATTGTTACACCATCTCTCTTGATTGAGTTATTATGAGTAATTGTTATTTCGGACCCTTGCTCAAAATGCCAAATTGCCCACTCCTCATTGTAAGTCCAGAATACCCTTCTAGGCGTTGAAATCCTAAACTGTAGTTTAGCTGTCATCGTTACCCCCAAAGCATTGGTTCCACTCTTCTGGGATAATTCCCGACATCAAGAACTCGCGCTCATCATCGTTAAGCTGTGGCATTGCGTGCTGGATAAGTCTGCCGCTCTGCCAATCGTCAAGCTGCTCTTTGGTTATGGGCAGTTCCATTTCGTTAAGTTTTCCAGTTAACATACTGCGCTTTTGGATAAACATTCTGTGCCTCATTGTTTTGTCCCCCAAGCATCGTCCATAAGGATTTGTTTGACTTGTGCTTCGGTCAGATCAAAGTGCCTCGCAACCTGCTTTATGGTTACGTTCATATTGCTGTCAAAGAACCAGCAAATTTCTTTCCGCATCATAAGGTCAACTTCTGAAATCCAATCGCCCATTTTCAATACTCCCAAATTGGTGAGAACCCGATGTCATGATCAAGGTAAACAACTGCTGATCCCAAGAATTTCCAATCGCATGACTTTGCGATGTATTCGCCCCAAGTTTTAGCTTCGTCTAAAGTGCTGAAGATTTTTTCTGATGTAAGTCTGTTAGCAATCATGTCATTTTCTCCTTTTGCCTATTTAACGAATATCACAAGATTGTGGATAGGTCAACATCTTTTTTAAAATAATCATCGTTAATTTTACATAAAGTAACATCAGAAAAAATGGTAGCCCTTACGAGGGCTATCTACTATATCTAGTGCATGGCACTACAGATATGTGAATTTAAAGTATATGGCACACCAATAGGTAAAGGCAGACCGCGCTTTACTCGTAATGGTCATACTTACACGCCAACCAAAACCAAAGACTATGAAAAGCGGGTTGCTTCGGCTGCATGGGCAGAAATGAAACGACAGGGTATCCAGCCTACAGATAGGCGGGTCAATATGATAATTACAGCGTTCTTTGATATTCCTAAGTCATACTCAAAGGCTAAGACGATAGAATGCCAATGTGGAATAGTTATACCGCCACGCCCTGATATAGATAACATCGGTAAAATCATTGCGGATGCTTGCAACAAAATTGTTTATGTAGATGACGCTCAAATTTGGTTTTTGGCTATGTCAAAGCAATATTGTGATCAAGGACAGCAAGCTCATGTCCATGTTAAAGTTCAGTGGGATGATCCGAGTAAGAATAGTCGGGACCATATAGTTCTCGCCACAATTTAGGCTGTCTGTGTATAGCTACCTTTGAGCTATCCCAAAGACCTTGATGATGCCCTTCGCACAATGGAATAGCGTCTAAATCAGAACGCTTCCTTGTGCTATATCTATCGTGAATGGGATGGTGCGCTGTGGTCGCTGACATTTGAACTTCATTAAAAGTTTTACAAATAATGCAGCGTCTTGATCTTATTGATTGTAAAAAGCGTTCATTCTTCTGTTTTTTGGATTTGTCTTTCAGTCCTACGGGCGGCTTGTTCGCCAAGTTTGTCATGGAAATTAACCTCTCTTCGCAAAAGGTCCATCTGTTCTTTTATCTCCGAGTTCACCATAGTCCCCTGCGATGATTTCAGAAATTCGTCCTTGATTGACATTGTATTTCTCCGCTAATGCCCTTGTACTCATCCAAGGCTCTTGCAGATGCCATTGTAACACACTGTCTCTTATTTGTGGAGTTATGGGGTTCGCGGTCGCTGGTGCTTTTTGATTTTTGTGTTTTTTCCGCACCATATGACTAAGCGCGGATTGCACAGACGCCCTTATGAACATGGGGTCAGATGTGCCATCTTCCATTGCGTCCAGAAGTCGTTCTAATATTGCTCTAGCGCGTGGAATGTCGCTCATTGTAGAAACCTTTCTTTGATTAAGCCATTGTAATCGAAAACCATAAGGTCCTCTAACTCTGGGTGCATAATGATTATTATATTAGAGCCAAGTCCGTTACTTTCAGAGAAAATCGGGAAAGGACATAAGGTAATCGCTTCATTGTCAAACATATCAAAAAGTTTTGGCAATGCGGCGCACATTTGCTCAATCGAAACGCCTTCCCCTCTAAATACTTCATATGGCTCAGTTTTATCTGTCATTTAATAACTCCATTGGGTCAAAGCCTATTGCCTCTGACAGTTTCTGCATTACTGCCTCAAAGAATGTATTGAACTCTTGCTGGTCCATTTTGTCTAAAGCAATGCTGTCAGGGAAATAATAAACCCCGCCAAATTCGCTTGCTACAACCTGATAGTATCCACAGGCTATTTTAAGCTCTCTATGCAAATGCTCTGATGTAGGCCAGCGTCCAGTAGCCTTGACCACTTTCCCCAGAATTGACCAATACATTTTATGATGTTCGGGCGACCTGTCTCTTAAAGGCAATAAGGAGAATGCAGTGCCGCCCGAACACTGAGCCAACATTTCCGCATCATATGGAGTAGCTGGCTCAAGAACCCCGCTGGACATGCGTACTGTTATGCGGGGTTGTTCTTTCTTCATATCAGGACTTTTTCTTTTTAAAAAGGTATTGCGTCATCATAATCTGGGTCTGCTTTCTGTTGAGTTGGTGACATATTGACCTCATGCGATTTAGATCGTTGCCCCAGCGTTAAGCTGGACACTCTACATTGCAAATATTTATTGCCGTTATACTCTCGCCAACTTAAATCTCCGACAACGGTAAGTTGTTTGCCCTTCTCAATGTATGGAGCAACAGCTTCACCAGCTTTGCCCCAATAATTACAATCAAAGAAATAGGTTTCATTTGCTCTTTTGTCATTAACAGCCAGAGAAAATGAGCAAACCACATCACCATTCTGAGTTGTTCTTATCTCTGCATCTCTTACTGCATTTCCGACCAATGTTATCATTTTCATTTTATAATCTCCGCTTCACGGTTATTGTAAGCAAGCTCTAGTTCGCTTGCTCTGATGCTGTTAAAACCCTTTATATTAGAAATCAGGTTATGCACCTCAGGGCCAAACTGTATCATTTGATCCGCTGTCGCATCGGTTAAAAAGGTTTCCAGCTTTTCCGCTCTGTTTAACATTTCCTGTTGCTGTCTTGTAAGGCGCTTTTCTTTGACGTCTTGCTTAACCTGCATTCTCCCCATGCCAACCGCTGTGTTGCCATCATCATCTGCGACTGCAATACCCGTTAAAGATAGCAAACCATATCTACGTGCATAGGTAATCGCGCCACCTAAAGACTGCATGTCGCCTTTCTTGTATTCTAGGTACACTTTGCTGTGAAATCCCTCGCCTGTTTCATGGAGAATTTCCGTTCTTACATAAAAACCATGTTCATCTGCATTACAGCACTGTATAATAGCAAATCCATGTGCATGGAATACTGGAAAAACAGCGTCTTGAACTGATTGCAAGTCCGCATAGCTGTTTTTCAAAAATGGGTTTGTTGCGTTTTTTAAGGCGACCCCCATTTCACTTTGCGCTTTTGTAAACGCTTTGATTGCGTCAGTCATTATTTCATCCTTATTGATATAGTTTCGGGTCCAGCGACCAATTCGGCCCCATCAATCTGAACTCCAGCTTTCAGTTGATTTTTTATTGCTACTTTATCTGGTGTGATAGTCACCTTGCAGAGTTGACTTGGTATCTTCCTTTCGTCGTGTATTAGCAAAGCCTCTGCGCCTTTGCGTAATGATATGGTTGCGAGTGTATGTGGTATTTTGCTTTGTCCCGTCCAAAGCAGTAGACGCTTTAGTGATAGCTTGAGACTATCGCGGCGTCTCTGAATTGTATTCTTGCGATTGCTGTATTTTTCTATAATGGTTTGAACGGCCTCATATTGAGCATCGGTCTCTACGATTTGTTCAATAATGCTCCCTACAGCTTCCATAACATCTGTTTCCCCATCAAGTGTATCCCAGAATACTTCTAAGTCATCTTTAAACGGAGCAAGTTCCTCAGAAAGCATTGTAATAATTGCGCTGTCTAGTTTCATGGGGTTTTTCTCCCGTGCGCAATTTCAATGGCCTTGTTAATAATATCAGTCATTCCAACTGGTATTGATCGCTGCAAATACTTGAGGTGATCTATTTCACCAGCTTCATATTGATCGTCAACTTGTCGCTGATGATCAATGAAAAGTTTGATTAATTCATCCTTCAAGTCAGCTGTGCTGGGTCTTTTCACGTCATTCTCCTTAAATTGCCTGTTTACTTATCTATCGAAAATGATAAATAATGTAAAGAAAAAAATAGAAGGATTAACAATGGAAGAAAAAACTAGCGGTTACATATCTGTTGAAGAGGCACGAGAGCGCCTCAAAGATAGGCGACTTAAATATGTAGCGGAAAGCATAGGCGTTACATACATGAGCCTCAGTAGATTGATGAGAGGCGAAGGTAATCCCTCATTTAAGCTGTTGAGCGGCTTGACGGATTATTTTAATGAGAGGCCATAAAAAAAGACCCCCGCTCGGAGGGTCCAGATATGAGGCAGTTCGAACAGTAGTAAAACTTAAAGAGGATTAAGTTTCATGTCCCATTATATGACCGCTCTTGCCATGAAGCAAGTAGGATTAAAGCCAGCAACGAAAATAGTTCTTTATTGGCTTTCTGATCATCATAACAGCGAAACAGGAGAATGTTTCCCTAGCCATAAAAGATTAGCGGAGCTTTGCGAGATGACAGACCGCAGCGTTCGCAATCACCTTGAGGAGTTGCAAAATTTGGGCCTCATAAAGATCGTAGAGAGAAAGCGCGATAATGGCTCACAGACTAGCAATAGCTACCTACTGCAACTTATGGATACTTATGGCGACAACCACCCTAGGAAAAATATTCCTACCCCCTTGGAAAATATTTCCGACCAGCCAAGGAAAAATATTCCTACCCTTAACCTTGGAAATAATAATCATGTAATTGAACCTAATAGGGCAAAATCAAAAAGAGCTACTTCTTTGCCAGATCAATGGGTTCCAAACCAAAAGAATATTGCAGATGCAATATCAAGAGATTTTACAGAAGAGGAAATAACACATGAAGCGGAACAGTTCAGAAATTATCACCTTTCCAAAGGATCAACTTTCAAATCATGGGATGCAGCATGGCGCACATGGCTTGGCAACGCTAGAAAGTTTTCCAAAGCATATAACGCCAGAACAGGCGGCAATGCTCAAACAATGCTGTCAGCATTTGGTAAACTCGCAAATAGATTGCAAGGATGATTTACCATTCTTTGAAATGGCTTTAGGGAAATTAACAGAGCCAGTAACTTCCAAATGGCTGTTTGGGCGTGTCGCAACGCTGCAAGCCCATTACTATACGCAAGCGATGCCAGAAGAATTACTAGAGGCTTTAGGCATGGACTGGTATGAAGAGCTAAAAGACTTCCCTGCATGGGCTATCAGCAATGCTTGCAGATGGTGGATGAGCGCAGACAATGAAAAGCGAAGATACAAGCCAGTTTGCGGCGATATATCAGCAAGAGCAAAAACCGAATTGGGTATCGCCAGCATTATTAAATTACGCCTAAAACAACACGCTTGATAATATATCTAACATGATTTAGGAATAAATAAACATACGGAGGTAAAAAATGAGCCAGTGGGCGGCAAAAGAGATCGAACAGATTGCAGTTGAAGATTTAATTCCATACGACAGAAACCCTAAAATTCATCCAGATACTCAAGTCAAACAGCTTGCAAATAGTATCCGTGAATGGGGTTGGACTATGCCTATTCTAGTAGATGAAAACACACAGGTAATTGCGGGGCATGGGCGTCTATTCGCAGCCAAAGAGTTAGACATGAAAGAGGTTCCTTGTATTAGAGCTACTGGATGGACGGAACAGCAAAAGAAAGCCTATGTTATTGCAGATAATAAACTTGCAGAAAATGGCGAGTGGGACACTAATGAGTATTTTTCTCAGCTAAAGGAAATGAGTAATGACGGCTTTGATCTGGGACTTATGGGTGTTGATATTGATATGTCAGCTTTTAACTATAACCCAGTATATGAGCCAACATTTGATGCGTCAGAGATTGACGAAAGCAAGATGGTAAAGGCAGACCAATATATGCAGCGCGACCAAGAGAACAGATTGATGGGTCGGGAGGGGACAGAAGTAATCTGCCCTCATTGCATGGAAACATTCGTATTTACGGGTAGATAATGTCCATAGAAAGATTGTCAGAGAACTTGAGGAACGCGACCTATAAGTTCGCAAAGACAATGCCCTACATGCCGCATTTCTACACTGTTGGAAAAACGTGGGATGACTACAAAGAATTTCTTTGGACATGTCATGCAATACAGGAACATGGGATTAAGCAGCAGTTTTTCAAAGACCCTAGAAAATACTTTTATTTAGATGGTTGGCGATATTGGATTATGGACAAAGACCCCAATGACGCGGCAATCATAAACCGAGAGCGTGAAACAATTAGGATGCCAAAATGGTCAGAATAATTGTAAAAGCTATGCCATCCAGACAGCCGTATATTGATTATTTACGGAAATATTTGCCGCAAGCCGAATTTTGCATGGACCAAGGTAAAGGCGCATTTGATACTTTTTTGCGTGCTTTGAAAATGGCTGGTACAGAGCCATGCATACATATGGAAGAAGATGTCATTTTGACCGATGGGTTTTACAACAAGATACATGAGATCATAGCAAAAAAGCCCAATAACTTTATACAGTTTTTTTCGATGCGGCAGAAGGACCTTACAGAAGGTTCGCGTTGGGATAATAATTTTCTAATGAACCAATGTTGGTATGCACCAATGTTCTATTCGGAAAAGATGCTTAAGTATGCGATGGGATGGTACTTGAAAAATGGAAAAATACACCCAACAGGAACAGATACTATGGTGTGTGATTGGTTAAAGTCTCGCAAGGAAAAGTATTGGATACACTGCCCAAGTCTTGTTGATCATCGAATTGGCAAGTCAGCTATAGACCCGCGCCGTTCTTCTAAGCGTCAATCACTAACATTTAGGAATGGTATATATGACGATTTATAACTCAGCATTAAAAAACGGCACAAAGCAATTCGAGGGATACCCGCCCACACAAAGGTTTGAACATGAGGGCTGCATCGGTATGCGGCGTAACATAATAACCGAGGGGTATTTTGCAGAGTTAGAAACCTGTGATATTATTTATTGCGAGCCACCATTCCCTGCGGGAGTAAAGGTGTTTGATGAGCGAGCTAAAGAAAAGACATCATCTTATAACGATTTTGCCCACCAGTTTGCAGTGCTTTGGGAAAGACTTTCACACAAACCAAGATTGGCTATTACTAACAAGCGGTTAGAAAAAGCACTTCCAAAACCAGATGTGCAAGTAAAAGTCAGGCTGAATACCAATTGGGAAACACTTAGCTGTTGGGGCATAACACCACCTAGCGGAATGAGTAATCTAGGGGTGTGTGAATATCTGGGTAAGACATTCAATAGAATGGGGGATATTACATGCGGCTATGGTGTTCCTGTCTTGCACTTTAAGAAAGTAAAATCTGGCAATACATTTGTAGCATCAGATTATGACGCTCACTGCATTACAGTTTTAAGGATGTTGATGAATGAAAATACACCTCAAAGATAATGTTTGCGATGCAGCATTAGAGCGTATTCGTTACATCTTTGACGAGTTTGAGAACGTAATAGTATCGTTTTCAGGCGGCAAGGATAGCACAGTAACCCTTGAGATGGCGTTAATCGTTGCGCGTGAAAGAAATCGCTTGCCGCTTAAAGTATTATTTTTAGATCAGGAAGCCGAATGGCAGTGCGTAATTGACTATGTGCAAGAAGTCATGGAGCGGGATGAGATTGAACCGATGTGGTTTCAAATGCCCATCCGTTTGACCAATAGTACATCGAATGAGCAACACTATCTGCATTGTTGGGAGGACGGTAGCGAATGGATGCGCGAAAAAGTCCCTTACGCTATTACAGAAAACGATTATGGCACAGATCGGTTCCACGAACTTTTCCCCGCAATATACAAAAAGCACTGGGATGGGCAAAGGCTTGCTGTTTTGGCAGGGATCAGGGCAGAAGAAAGCCCCGCTCGACTAGCGGGACTAACAACGGCGGCGACTTATAAGTGGGTTACATGGGGTAAACATCCAAACAAAAGCCGAGAGCATTACAATTTCTACCCCCTGTATGATTGGTCATATACTGATATTTGGAAATCCATCCATGACAATAATTGGTCATATTCCAAAGCGTATGATTACTTTTATCAATATGGAGTAAGCCCAACCAAGATGCGCGTGTCAAATCTTCACCATGAAACAGCAGTTCATCAGTTGTTTTATTTACAGGAGATTGAGCGAGACACATGGAACAAGCTGACAAAGCGTCTAGGCGGTATTAATCAGGCACGGCATATGACGAAAGAGGATATGTTCCAAGCCAAGAAACTTCCATATATGTTCAAGGATTGGAAAGAATACAGAGATCATCTGTTGATAAATCTTGTTACTGATCATGATTACCAAGAGGCCATGCGTAAGAAGTTCGCGCAGATGGACAATGTTTATGCTGCAATGAAAGATATATCCAAGCTGCATAAGGTGCATGTTGCTACAGTCTTAGCACAGGATATTGATTTCACTAAATGCAGTAATTTCGAGCAAGGGCCGTATGCTATAACTTATCGTCGTTGGAAGCGCGGCGACACGAAGTTTGTGCAGCGGTCAGAACATAGGGACTGGATACCAGTAAAGACATGAAGATCATTAGTCAACTAGAGCAAGCCTTACATGGGCTAAGTGAGAACGACAAAATAGAAATGATCGAAAAGATCAAAGATCACTTGCATAAGGAAAGCCCAATCCAACAGCCCGTTGATCGGGTCTATTGGGTTGATGTTGATAAAGTAGAGGCTAACGATTACAACCCCAACAGTGTAGCGGGTAAAGAAATGCGTTTGCTTTACACCTCAATCAAGCATGACGGATACACGCAGCCCGTAGTAACCATCTATGACGAAGAAAAAGGCAAGTATGTCATCGTAGATGGGTTTCACCGCTATTTTATCTGTAAGAGCAATCAGGACATCAGAGATCGTAACAAGGGCAGACTGCCCATCGTTGTCATTGAGAAAGACATCAATGATCGTATGGCCTCAACAGTCCGTCACAATCGGGCCAGAGGCGCACACTCAGTCGATGGCATGGCGAACATGGTATTCTCTATGTTAGAGGAAGGTTGGGGCGATGCGGAAATCTGTAACCAGTTGGGTATGGAGCCAGAAGAATTATTGCGGCTAAAGCATATTACTGGCTTCTCAAAGCTATTTGTAGATGCCGAATACAAAAAGGCATGGGTAACTAAACAGCAAATCTTGATTAAAAAGAAGTGGCAAGATGAGCATGGGGTTGACCAATAGCTTACCGCTGGTAAAAAGTGAAAATAAGTGATAATGTTGGTGACATGAGTAACAAAATAGAAGAGGCGCTACGCCGAAAGATCAAAGAAGAGTTTGTTCATGGCTACATCGATGAAAACGGTGTGCGCCAATACCCCTCTATTATAGCTCTATCCAAGCGACACGATGTTGCTAATGTTTCCCTGCACAGATGGTCAAAAAAAGAAGATTGGCAGGGGGAAAAGAACAAAGTGCAGACCGAATATGAATTAGCGGTGCAAAGAGAGCGTCAACAATTAATGGTGCAAAATGGCACCTTATTAGACGATAGGTCAATCAATCTTGCTTTTGGGATGATGAGCGATGTAGCAAGGCGCTTAACCGAAGATCAAGAAAACAGAAAAACATTGAACGAAATTCTTAATATCCCAAGTGCTCAAGAAAGAGATGAGCAACTAAGAAAGTTCAACACTAAACATAAAATTCTGACAGCGCATGATTTAAACTCAATTGCGGGGGTTGTGGCTACTGCTCAAAAGATCGGCAAATTAGCACTTGGTCAGGCTCAAGAGATTAGCAAGGTTTCCGCTCATGTTACAGCACCAGATAGTTTACGACAGGTTATCGCAGACTTGGACGAACTTGCCGCAGCGAAGTCATCAACAGCAAAGCACACTATACAGTGATTGGCTGAAAATGGCTCGACCAGAGCAAATTACCCCTGTTGGGGATTGGAATGTCTGGTTAATCTTAGCGGGGCGTGGTTGGGGCAAGACAATGACGGGGGCATTTGATACGATGATCTATGCCCTTAACAATCCAGAAAGCCGTGTAGCTGTAGTCGTTCCTACATTTGGCGATCTTCGCCGTGTAGCTTTTGGTGGTGTTTCTGGTATACTCAAGTGGTTACCAGATGAGTGCTTGCTAAAAGGCAGAGGTCAAGGATACTCCTCATCAGCGCAAGAAATAAGGCTTTACAATGGCTCATTGATACAAGGCTTTGCGGCTACAGAGCCAGAACGACTTAGGGGGCCACAGTTTCATAGGGCTTGGTGCGACGAGGTTGCAGCTTGGTTTTATCCAGAAGCTTTTGACCAACTAATGTTTGGCTTGCGTCTAGGCGAAAATCCGCAATGCGTTATTACAACAACACCAAAGCCGAATGAGCTTACCCGTTCATTGATCAAGAGAACTGGTACTGTTGTGACTAGGGGTAGCACGTTTGACAATGCTGCAAATCTTGCTCCCGCCGCATTGCAGCAATTGAAAGAAAAATATGACGGGACAAGGCTTGGCAGACAAGAGCTTTACGCAGAGGTGCTTGATGATATAGAAGGCGCACTCTGGTCTTGGTCTATGATTGAGGGAAGTAGACTTTCAGATCAAAATTTACCAGAGCTTCAAAGAATTGTGGTAGCTTTGGACCCCGCTGTTACAAGCGGTGACGATAGCGATGAAACAGGGATAATTGTTGCAGCAAGGGGTGAAAATGATGAGTTTTATGTGTTAGAAGATGCTACAATGAAGGCAAGTCCCGATGGGTGGGCGCGAAAAGCGGTAGAGCTTTACCACAAATATAACGCGGATCGAATTATCGCAGAAGTAAACAACGGTGGAGATTTGGTCGAAAGAGTGGTAAGAACTATAGAGAGAGTTCCTTACTCAGCAGTTCGCGCTAGTCGTGGTAAGCTAGTAAGGGCTGAACCGATTGCGGCGCTTTATGAGCAAAGGAAAGTTCATCATGTCAAAGAATTTAAAGAGTTGGAGGACCAATTGATTTCATATACTCCAACATCCAAATCGTCACCTGACAGATTGGACGCCCTTGTATGGGCTTTGACAGAGTTATCGCAGCGTAGTGGCAAGCCATCGTGGAGAATAAGTTAATGGGTATTTTCGACAATCTGCGCAGCGCAGTATTTGGGCAAAGATTTGAGATCAAGGAAGCACCAAAGGTCTATGTTCAAGGCGCGATGATGAATTATACAAGGCGCGATAACTTCAAGGCTTATGCCAAAGAGGGGTATCAAGAGAACGCTATTGTGTACCGCTGTGTTAATGAGATAGCAAACGGGGCTGCATCTATTCCGTTCAAGGTCTATCAGGGGGATGTAGAACTTGAAAGCCACCCTCTTATAAGCCTGTTAGAAAGACCAAACCCGATGCAAGCAAGCGTCGAATACTTTCAAGCATTGTATTCATTTCTTTTGCTATCTGGTAATAGTTACGCTCTGTCCTCTGGTGTTAACCAGATACCTACAGAGCTTTACCTTCTTCGACCAGATAGGGTTGAAATTGAGCCAAGCGACACATCAATCCCAAAAAGTTACAAGTATAAGCTTAACAGCCAAGTGGTAGCGCGATATGAAGCTGATCCCGTAACAGGACAGTCTGAGGTTAAGCACTTTAAGCTTTGGAACCCCTTAGATGATTATTTGGGTCTATCACCCTTAATGGCGGCGGCTGTTGATCTTGATCAGCATAACATGATTGCAAAGCACAATATTGGGTTGCTTAATAACGGGGCGCGGCCTTCGGGTGCAATTGTGTTTAAGCCACAAGATGATCTTGGCAATGCCATGACATTGACTGAAACGCAAAGACAGCAAGTAATGCGTGACTTAGAGGCTAGATTTACGGGTGAAAAGAACGCTGGTCGCCCTATGCTTTTAGAAGGCGACTTTGATTGGAAAGAGATGGCTATGTCACCGCGTGATATGGACTTCTTGCAAAACAAGCATATGGCTGCAAAGGACATTGCGCTTTGTTTCGGGGTTCCCTCTCAGCTTATCGGGATACCTGACAGCCAAACCTATGCGAATGTTCAAGAGGCGCGTCTTGCGCTATATGAGGAAACCATCATTCCTCTAGCGCGTAGAGTTGAGAGCGACCTTAACGAATGGTTGGCGCCTAGTTTTGGTGACGATATTTCAATAGAATATGATATTGATGCTATACCAGCGATGACGGAGCGCCGCCGCCGTATATATGAAAATGTTACAAATGCGGTTGCACAAGGCATAATAAGCCGTAATGAAGCGAGAGAGAGACTAGGATTAGAGCCTATCAATGGTGGTGATGAGGTTTACATCGCGGCTAATCTCTTTCCCCTTGGTGGCCCAGACATAGCGCCAAGCGAGGGTCAAACACCAGAAGAAGCAGGTAAGCAAGCTTACGGAGAGCAAAAGCTTGACTTTTATCCAGATGGTGAAGAGGTTCCCGACAACTTACCAGATGCTTATCGTATGGGGGATGGTGAAGAGCGGTGCGGCAACTGCATGCACTATGATCAGCAATATTGTGATTTATTTGATGCAGAGGTCAGGGCGCAGTATGTTTGCGGCAAATGGGAGCCACAAGACGACGAAGAGAAAGCAGAAAGTGATGTTGACACAGTGCCAACAACGGCAATGGCACGAAACGCAGAGCGTGGACTTGAGCTTCGCAAAGAGTATGGTCGTGGCGGCACTATCATCGGTGTTACAAGGGCAAATCAGCTAAAGAGCCGCGAGCGTCTTAGCCCAAGCGTTGTGCGAAGAATGCACAGTTATTTTTCAAGGCACGAAGTAGATAAGAGGGCGCAAGGATTTCGGCGCGGGGAAGATGGTTGGCCTACAGCTGGATTGGTAGCATGGTTGCTTTGGGGCGGCGATGAGGGTCAAACTTGGGCGGCAAGCAAGGTTAAGCAGCTTGATCGTGAACGCGATAAGATGTGCGAAGCAGTTGATGAGACAAAAGCGCCTACCAAGATTTCGGATGCAATCAAGAAATCGCTTGCTTCTAAGGTAAAGGAACACAATGACGAATATGGGGATCAAAAGGGTAAACGGGTAACGCAAGGGATGCTTGAGGCCGTATTCCGTAGAGGCGTTGGCGCTTATCACACCAATCCGCAATCAGTAAGACCTACTGTTCAAGGTCCAGATCAATGGGGTTTAGGACGTGTAAATGTTTTCTTGAGGGCGGTTAGAACGAATAGGTTCCCAAGTGGTAAATTTGACACCGATCTTTTACCAGAGGATCATCCCTTAAAAACAGGAAAAGATAAATGAATATCGGATCAGTGCAAGCGGCTAAAGGTTCTTATGGACCAGCCATATATAAGTTCGGTTTTAATGCAGCGATTACAACCGATGAGGAAACAGTATGGGACGCTGGGGGTGTTTATAATTATCCATCAAGCGCGGGGGTGGCAACGGTTGTAAGCTCATCAACGGCAGATGATCTTGTTGGCACTGGCGCACAGAAGGTAAAGATTGAGGGTCTTGATGCTAACTATAATGCTCAAATCGTCGAAGTCGAAATGGATGGGACGACTAATGTTTCAACAACCGAAACATTTATAAGGGTATATCGTGTTTATGTAAGCCAAGCTGGTAGCGGCAAGGTTAATGCTGGAAACATTACGATCTCTATCGGTGGTTCGGTAAGGGCGCAGATTAGTGCCAATCAGGGGCAAACGCTAATGGCTGTATATACCGTTCCAGCGGGATTTACAGGGTATGTTACGCAATGGTCATTTAGTTCTGGTGCTTCAGCATCTAACAAGTATTTAGATGGGCGGCTAATAATTCAAAGGTTCGCGGGGATCATTCAAACAAAGGCGCGTTCAACAATTCAAAACACCTCTTTCGTTCAAGACTTGCAGGTCGCTACGGTAGCTAATGAAAAGGACGATATAGAAATTCGGGCTGTTACTTCATCAGGCACAGATGCGGTTTCTGGTACATTCTCTGTTTTATTGAAGAGAAATTAATGAAACTTACAAAAACTGATGCCGTTGATCTTTTCCAAGAGATAGGCCGAATATTTGAACGTGATTGGAATGAGCTATCAGGCATGGAGCTTTCAAAGTGGGATCAAGATTTGCTTATGGGGGTCGCCTGTTACAGTGCTTTATTCCTGAGAGGCGAATATAAAACGCTAGACTTGGCACAAGAGAAAGTTCTTCAACATATACGAGATCAGGCGACAAAGAACCCAAATTACAACAAGGTAAGAAAGCGCACCACCTTGGGCATCTACAAGCTATTCCGCGAACTAGAAAAGCAAATGGATGCGACGATACCGAAAGATAAGGATTTGTGATGAGCCAGTACAGTGGAAGAGATTGGCCTTTTCCTTGGGAAACCCAAAAGCATTTTGTTCCAAAGGTAGACATCGCATCAAGGCTTGAGAGGGCGGCTTTGTTTTTGGGTGGCAGGGAAAATAAGCACTCTGAACTTTATACTTCGGCTGCGGACGAAATATATCGTTTACGTTTGCTATGTAATCAGAACAAGATTGATTATGGGGAAGTTCTGCCAAGGTGGGATGAATGGAATAACAGGCTTGAAAAGAAAAATCTTTTAGGATAGTGTTTTCTTATCGTACATGTCTGAAGTTACTATATTGGTCGGAAAAGGGGGTAAGTGCTTGCGTACTCGCCCCCCTTTTTCTTAATTGAATTGGTTTTGATCAAGAGAAATTAGCGCATAGCGTTTAATGTTATTTTATGGTATATTTAAGTTGCGATGTAGTTGAGTGCATCGTTCCTCCCTGTTAGACTGGGCCACGATTAAACCCGTGGCCCATTTTTCAAGAAGTCCTTTATTTCCTCTTCGCTCCACCTGTTTCCAACGCCCATATAATGAGGCTGTGGTAGGCTTTTGTTCCTGACGCCCCCTAAGAAGTCGGTTATCGTTAAGCCCAGCATACGGGCCGCTTGGACGGCCTTGATGTACTTAGGGAACCTAGACATCCTGCTCTAACCGATCCTGTGCGCCTGATATAATTGCTTTTAGGGTATATCTGTCAGCACTGTCTAGTATTCCGTTAATGAGTTTAGTACAGTCTGTTCCCCGAAATTCTATCCATCCGGTTGGGGCAACATTATTGCTTATATCTATGGTAAAGACATCAGGGAGGTAGTCGCTATATTGCCTCTCAAGGCTGTACGCTCTGTTTTCACGCCCATGAAAAGAAATTCTTTTTTTTGCGATAAAGTTCGGGTCGCACGTTATAATTTCAATCATCGTTTACCTCCAAAGTTTTAAGATATTGTATTGGTTTAAGCCTAGCAGAACCCGACATGATTACCTCCGTAATAATCAAAGTAATCATCTCCACAAATGACGTCAGCATTTATCAAGTCTACAAAATTATAAACCTCTGTAAAAACTGGTTTGTTTTTCTTCAATCTGTTTTTTCTCACTACTTGTTTATTAAATATTGGTCGCATCTTTGCAATCGCTAACGCTTCTACATCTCTTGCCTCTTCATATGTTTGGAAATATGATGTCATAATAAAATCAACTGAGTACCACCATGATTTATCATTTCGGTGCTGTCTTATTCGACTGCGAAGATTGTAAGTACAGCCAATGTAAAGGGGTATTACTCTCTTGTTTGGGCTATTCCCCTCTTTGTCGGCGTCTGGTAAAGAGCCAAGCAAGTAAACAGAATAGTGTTTTTTGAATGTTTTATGAGAACGATCCCTGCCCTCTGGCAAGCACTCAAAATGGTTCCAGATAAAGGCATTAGCAAATTGTTCATCTGAGGCCGCAGTTAATGGTTTGTCTTTCGGAAATGACATGGAATAGTTAAGACCATGGTTCCAATAATACATAGTCTCAGGGGGCGTTCTGGTCCATTTCTTTAGAGAAAGTTTAGTCATCGTTTACCTCCGAGGGGTCCATATACTCCTCTGCTATAACGAAGTCTTTTATTTCATCTTCGCTCAAGTAAACGCAAAAGCTGCGTATTACCTGTTCAAGATTATAATATCCTTGGTCAACCCGATCCAAGAATTTGTTAGTAACTTTGCGAGTGTATTCCATTCGATTAACCCTTTGCTGCTTTGTCGATGCCGAATGCTAAGTTGATGCCGTATGTTGCGCAATTGTGCATGCGTCTTGCGAGTGCGCTATGACTGCTTGCTGGATTTACCTTTGCAGCTTTTTCAGAACGAGCAGCTTGGTCAATAAAATATTGAATGGCTTTTGAGCCATCGTTATCAAGCTCGCGCATTTTAGCGTTGAAGATTTTTTTGGCTGTTTCCCATTTTGTAGGAAATTTTGGGTAGATGCTTGTCATTTCGTTTTCTCCTTATTGCCTATGTAACTTATATAGCATCTGTGGATATTGCTGTCAACGCAAAAAGTTAAAATAATTAACAAAAAAGTTATTGACATCAACAAATTTTGTGGATAAGTTGTATGCAAGGCAAAGGAGAAAGCACATGAGATACGATCTTTACCAAATCAAAGCAGCTACAGCGACACCCGCAGCGGACAAGGCCAAAATCGACATGATGATGGATTTCAGCGACAACAAGATAGGCGGTATAGCGCGGGATGCTTGGGACAAATTCTTTTATACTAGAGTGGCAACACTTGATGCGAAAGATTACAACGATGCTTTCGAGGTCGGGAATATTGGACCAGAAGAAAAGATTACTCGCTATGCTGCACTTTCATCAGCATCAGTCGGAGACATACTTATCGCAGAGGATGGCACCATCGCAGTAATAGCAAATATCGGATTTATCCAAATCGGATACAGCGCAGTACACGCAGCATAAGGGGGAATGAAAATGGTAAGAGAGGGACAAGTTATAGATGCGATTGATCACATCTTAGAGACAATGGATCGCAGAGGTTGGGACAAGCTGTCCGAGAAAAGCAAGAAGTCTTACGAGGCTTTATGGGCTTTACGCGAGGGGCTTGAGGGCAACCCAGATGATGGTACAAAGATGATCTTTTATATACCGTAAGGAGACAGACAGTGTTCCAATACAGCAAAAAGCGAGTTCACAAGGATGTTCCAGCTTGGGATATTTTTTACGGCGACAAGCGTTGTGGCTTGCTCACAGCATTTCCTCTGGACGGCCCAACGGCTACTATAAAGGTTGAACAGAATGTTAAAAGCGATATGAAGGCGATCGTAGAGCGCACGGTTGACGCCTCTACAGTCAATATGTGCTTTAACAGGGCTACAGAGTTGCACCAAGAAATGATTGAACATATAGTCATGGAGCTTTATTCGTGATACATCAATCATATGAACATACCAGTTTTTATCAAAGCCGAGGGTCGCAGACGATTAAACATTGCGAGAGAGCTTGGTGAAATAAACAGGCTTCGGCTGTCTTATGAAAAGTCTCTTGGCACCGCGATGCTTGCGGTCTTTGCAAAAGCTGGACAGCAAGCGGCAAATAATTTTGAACGCTTCAACAGCTTTACAATGAGAGACCTTCAACACGAGGCCGATGTTGAAAGGGTTCTTCGCGCACATTACGCAAGCGTCATTACTACTTTCAGCAATAGGGTTTATGACAATACAAAGC